AAAGACTCGTATCTTGTTGTTTTTATCAGCATGAAGAAGACAGTTGCCAGTGATAATCAGGTGACGTAAGCACTCACTCAAAGGAACACGCATAGCCTTGGCTTCTACTTCATCCATGACCGCACGTTCCATAGCATTGAGTCCTTCTTCTATGGGAGCACGTTGAGCTTGCAGTTCCTGTAGAGTAAAGTCATCTATCTGGAACTTGAAAAAAGGGGAGTTAGGGGGGAAGAGGGTTAAAAGGAGTTTTGCTGCTAGGTTGTTCACCCCCCTAGCTCCGATACCTTGATAAGGAGTGGGAAGATCCTGGTCAAGGTTGTAGTTTCTTGGAAGAATAAAAGGAATTGTTACCTCAGCTCCATCCCATGCGCGGTTTAAAAACCACTGTCGCTTCTCACATAAACTTGAATATTTTTTGTTAACTGAAGTATACATATATTATGCTATTTGTAGTCCTGTTCCGGTTACGTCCATACCTAATCCGTAGTCTGCTACCCCTGCTTGTCTTTGTCTCAGGGATTTAGCTTTTTTCATTTCCGATGCTAGTACGGCAGCAGCTTGTCTGCCACCTGATCCTGTAACTTGTGCGTGTTGAGTGTTATATGCTTGTGGTGTGTAAGGCATACCAGTAACTGATTGATTATAAGATTGTTGTTGTGGGGTTAGCATATTCATAGCCATTCCACCAGCTAGACCAAATGCTGTGCCTCCAACAACAGCAGCAGTTGAAACACCTGAACCAAAAATCCCTACAGTTGGGACTAAACCTGGCAACCCTAATCCTTTCCCGAATTGAGAAGCTAGTCCACCAGCCTCTAATCCACCCATTCCACCAGTAACTCCACCTATAACCGCACCCAATAATGGGTCTTGCCCCGTTATCGCTGAAGTAGCTGCACCTATGGCTGCCCCTATAATTATGGGATGACACATAGTTTAACCTATGTTCAAACCAGTAGGTCCACCTGTTGTTCTAAATTGCCTCAAGCCTCTACCTCTCTTTTTCTGCCTTTTACTTGCCTGTCCGGTTTTAGTCTTAGGCTCTACCTTAGCGATAGGAGCTGGAGGACTTGGAGGAGGAGGTGGGGGTGGAGGAGGAGGGGGAGGTGGAGGTGCTCCACCACACATCAATACACTCAACAATTCTAACACGTTACGGATCTCCTTTAATAGTTACTTGTCCTTCATGTTCAATACTTTGATTCCTTAATTCTTCCTGCTTATCTTTAATCCAGGTGATGACCTGTTGCTGTCCTATCAACTGAGCTATTTCAGCTTCATTAACGAGGAACGATGGGAGCTTATTTGGAAATATAGTATCCAAAGTATTCAACAAACCATCACTTATAACCAACCTAGTATCATTTTTATATTGTCTCATAATCAAAACTGCTCCTAAAGGGTCGAAAAAAGTGGGGACAAAGCCCTACTATTCTTATTTTACTGGACAAACTCCTTGTAAACACTCGTCATCTTCGAGTTCATGAGTTCCTTTTACTTCATCTAAGTCTACCGGAGTAAGTTGTGCTACATACTCCTCGTAAACTTTCTGAGATACTACTTCTTGGGGAAGGTAGGAGTAGACTTCTTGAGTATCAACATGGGGAAGAAAGCTAACACCAACGTAAGAAGACCAATTAGATTTGAGCCAAGCGATAATAGTTGGGACCTCATCTGCTTTATAAGTAACTGTAATCGAGCAGTTCTGCTCAACGTAAGAATCCATGAGAAGTTTGTACCTCTCAAGTTGGCTAATAGCTGATTCGTTGCTAACATAAAGTTCCTCCTTGGAATTAATATCTCTGCTGAATCTCATGTTGTCCCACTTGACAGGGAAAGTAACGATAACATTGTGCTCATCTACAGGACTCGTTACAGTATGATACCCTGCTTCTCTCAATCTTGGGAGAACAGGATCATTAGCAGAGAAGTTGACATTGTTAAATATGTATTTTCCTATAGGTTTATGGCAACCTTCAGTGGTGTCCATGATTTTACTGAGTGTACCAGAAGGTTTAATCGTAGTAACATTCTTAGGTCTTTGAGTTCCTAGCTCATCAGCCATAGAGTAAGCCCCATGCACCGCGAGATTCTTCAGTCGCTTATAGTCGTAGTAAGAAAGGTCTTCACGGCTGGCGATTCCTGTAAGTCCCACTCCACAAAGTCTGAGGTACTCATTGTTTTCATGCCACGTTCTCTGGAGTATTCCATCATCAAGAGTAACAAGGGTTTGCCTATAGTTTGCTCTAGCGATGAGGAAGATAGCCCTTTCCAATCCTCCAGAATCTTCTCTAAATTTTGATAGATCGACTTCGGACAAGTTACAGAAACTCTTATTTCCAAGAAGGATTTCGGCACATGGGTTGACTCCGGTGAACCAAGGGGCTCGTCTACGAGCTTCCTTTCCATTGATGATTCCAGGTTCTGATCCACCTGATTCTTTAATGATTTTAAAAACTTCTTCGATTTCTTCATGAGTAGGTTCTTCCCAAAAGACTACAGAGTTATTAGATTGACTACGATGAGGAGTATCTGTAAGGTTATCCTTAGCTCTGGCAAACTGTTTCCACTCAGGAGTATTGTGGTACACCAAGGCTATCTCAGCAGATCTCCTGCTGCTTAATACAGTACCTAACCAGTTCATTATATCTAGGATGTCCATCTTAGACAGGAGCTGGCCTGATTTCTTGTTTAGAATTTGAACGATAGCTGAGTACGCTTTGGAGATAGGTCCATCCCCTGAGCTGATCCATCCATACCCACTGAGCCGTAGTCCTGCTGGTCTGAGTTGTGTGAGATCGAGCACGAGCTTTGTAGCTTTCCCTTTGAAAGCCAACAACTTGCCGATACTCTTTGCCCATGCTTCAGCGGAGTCACCAATTGTAATAGTCCAAACCCCTGTATCACTATCGAAAGCTTCTCTATTTCCTTCATGTCCTCCCTTTTTAATACGCTTACTCCTGACAACTTCAACTTCTTCAATGGGTTTGGTAAAGCCTGATAGCGTTCCGACAACAGGTGTGAACCCAACTCCACACCCTTGTAACAAGAGCCACAAAGAGTCAACAACATCATGGATAGTCTCCACTTTTAAATGAGCACAATTAAACTGACTAGCTTCTCTCTTCTTGGCTACATCAGTTCCACCTAACCATAAGGTTCTACCTGATACCATGACCTTACGTTCTAACAAGAGCTGACGTAGTTCCTCTAGCTCATCATCATAAAAAGTATAACCTTTTCCATTAGAATCTGGAGTAGCTCCAGAAGCTCTAGCCCACAACCACTTCTGGTGATCTATTACCCTGTCTATAGTTTGTTCCCAAGTCTCATAGGTTTCATCCTTAGCATCTAAGGGTCTACTGTAAGTCCTCCTTGTAATAACTTGTGCTCTAACAGAAGGTTTATTCATACACACTCCTCTAGGACAGGTGGTTTATAGTTTTTACCTTTTAATACTTTTCCATGTTCACATTTAACAACAGGAAGCTTGCTCATGTTAGATTTATGGACAAGATTATATGCCTTATCAAAATCCATTCCAAAAGAAACAGCAGTTCCCTTAAGAACATATACCACATCACACATTTCCTTTAAGAAATCTTGGAGCAATACATAAAGTTCTCCCTGATCTATGCTTCCTTCTTCCAGCCTAAAACCAGCCTCAGCTAACTCCTGCACCTCCTCAAGTATTAACTTCATCCTAAACTCAAATAACTCTTTACTGAACGGCTGGTCAATAGCCAACTCCATTTTCTCATGAAACTTCCGGACTTTTTGCACTATATTTCTCCTCTTTAATCATTTCTAAATAACGTATTGCCTTATCAATATCTTCTTTACCGCCCTTCATATCATGTCTTAATACATACTTTATCACGTTCCCCTCAGCATAAGGAATATTATTTCTCATAATAAAACTAATGGGTTCTATATCATACCTAGCATAATAATCAGGAGATACATTTTCTTTAATCATATTATAAATCTTTACATTTTCGTTGAAGGATTCCATAAATTAATTTCCTCTTTGTTAAAATTATAATCTTTACTTCGTAAAATTCTAGCAACTCTAGCTTGAGTCAAAGCATGGTCTTCAGTCAACCCTGCTTTCTCATAAGCATCTATGATGGTTTGCCACTTAACCCCTTTAGTTAGAAGGAGTTCTGTAGCTTTCTTTGGTCCTATTCCTGGACACCCCTTGTAATTATCTACTGAATCTCCAGTTAAAGTCTGGAAGAAAAACATATGATCAGCAGTTTTCTCATCTATAACTTCAGTAATCTCTGAGTCCATGTTGTAATACTCACAAGGAATCGTAAGCATATCCTTATCAATAGAAATAATTATATTCCTGTCAAACTTTCCATCAGTAGCAAGGATACCCAAGACATCATCAGCTTCCAACATAGGTTGAGTCTTGGTAGTATATTTTTCTTTTAGATAAGTCTCCAGATGATTATATCCTAAAGGCTTCTTACTATCTTTCCGGTTTAATTTATAATCGGGGAAAATTTTTCGCCTAAAATTATTTGCTCTATCTGAAAAACAGATAGTGGTAGTAAAATCTTTTCCTACTCCTAGTTTCTCCTTCCATTCATTGATCATAGCATCAGCTTGAACTTTTAATTCATCTACATTAGTAGCTGTTGTTAAAATTCCATCATCCCAATGAACCACTGTCTGTACTGCCCAACATACTTTGTATGTAAGTATGTCTCCATCTATCAATAGTCTCAAAGTATCCATAATAATCTCCCATCTTTAAATGTTCTTGGTAGTGACATTCATCACATAAATATTTACACTTCAAGGATTCTTTTAATCCTATTATAAAATTACGCTGAGCTACCCTAGAAATTCTAAATAGTTTTGTCTTAGGGTCAATATGATGAAAATGTAAAGACCTTTTTAAATCTATTTTACTACAATGTTCACAAGTAAAGTTTCTTAACAACGCTAAAATATACATTCTTACTTGGTATCTATACGCACTATACCCTGTTGTTTTTCTACTCTCATAAGGATTTTTAGAAAGTAAAAACTTATGAAATCCTAAACATAATTTTGCAAGCTCCTCAAATGTGTTAATGTGTTTCAGCCCAATTTCTTCCAATTTTAGACGTTCCACTAAGAGGGCATCCAAATTCATAATAGTCTCCAGCTCTCGTGATCGCTTGTTCCGCTTCCGGTCCGATAAATTTTTTGGCATACCTCTCCTTGCATTCGATTTGAAATTCATCATGGATGTTAGCTACAAATTCATAGTCATCTCCAGGTTCTAGCCCCATTAATTGTAGCCGTTTATCCAAGAGAATCAGAGATGTTTTCATTAAGATAGCCCCTGCACTCTGAAGCAGGGTATTTAAAGCAGAATGTTCTGAACGTACATGGAGTCTTCTGCCGTCCAAGCCTATAAGGTGTCCTCTCCTACGGTAAGCTTGCTTGACGGCC